ACAAGAACATAAAATGCTTTAATGTCTTTCATAAATAAGTTTGATGACTATAATATCAATCGTGGAGTTGAGTTATTACTTCGTCGCAGAAAAGAAGAGTTGAGATTAAGAAAGTTTAATTTTGAAAAGGTAATTACTTTTTTTAAAAAAGAATTACATATTAAGATTGAATTTTTTGTGAATAAAAGTTAAACCTCTCGGAGAACGGAAATGGCTGCAACAGAACTCACCCTTTTTTGTTTAGTTAGTTTTTTATTTTTATGTGTTGGTGGAGTTATAGGTTGGTTGGCTAAAGGACAATCATTCGAAACAGAACAACGAAATAGTGGATGGTTACATCCTGAATTTTTTGACGAACAGGGAAATGTGATACCAGATGAGGTCATTTCAGTAAGATTTCAAGAAGGTTTCTTTGATGGCGACGATGAAGATGATGAAGATGATGATTGATAGATAGTATATGCAAAAAATTATTAGATTTTTATAACTCATGACTACAACAGCAACAACAAAGACTAAATCGACTACATCAAAAACAAAAGCAGGAACTGCGGAGGTATTAATTCAATTACCTCCCAATCCTTTTGCTTTTGAAGTTTTTTCTCTTGCTTCTAAACAAAGAACTAATGCAAAAAAAATAGAAGTTCTTAAGAAGTACGAACATCCATCATTAAAGGCACTTTTTATTTGGAACTTTGATGAGAGTATCATTTCAGTTTTGCCTCCTGGTGATGTTCCATTAAAACAAAATATGGAAAAATCCATTAAAACTATGGAAGAAGAAAATTCCAATGCAATTGGATTTTTTGAAAATGATAATTCCACCAGATCTACAATTAGAAAGGAATTTAAGTATTTTTATAACTTTATACAAGGTGGAAATGATAGTTTGAGTGGTGTTAGACGGGAAATGATGTTTATTAACTTAATTGAAGGTCTTCATCCACTAGAAGCAGAAATTATTTGTTTAGTGAAGGACAAGCGTTTGCAAGAAAAATATAAGATCACAAAAGAAAATGCATCTCAAGCATATCCTGATATTTCTTGGGGTGGTCGTAGTTGAAAGTAGTATGGTATTAATGTGAAAATTATTCATCAAGATTGTGAGTTGTCTCTTTCGAGAAATACAAGTCTTCCAGTTAATTCGTATCTGGTTACTTATATTTCAGAAAATAAAGAGAAAAATGATATAGTTCAGTCATCCTCCGTAGTAGATGTATTTGATTATTATCATGATTTGTATAAAAAAGTAATTCTGATTAAATGGACTGATGGTAAAATTAATCCAAAAACATATGGATACACAAAACCAGAAAAAAAGAAAAAGTAATGTACGACTCAATTTTTATCAGTGATGTGCATTTGGGTACGGATAGGTGCAATATAAAAAAGTTCCTAAAGTTTCTGGATGGAGTTAAAACAAAAAAACTTGTGATGGTCGGTGATATTATTGATATTCACTGCATGGAAAAATATAATACTCTTTGGAATAAAAAACACACAAAGGCAGTTGAAAAAATTATTGATCTTTGTAATAATGGAACCCAGGTGATTTATATTCTTGGAAATCATGACGAAGTTGCAAGAAAATATTTAAAAAATAATTCATACCAACTTCATAAAAATCTTATCATTTGTGATCGATATGTTCATACCAGTAATCAAAATAAGAAATTTTTATGTGTTCATGGTGATGAGTATTCTTCTTATTCTTCTGGTTCTTGGAAACAATATTTCCTTAATTTGGGATATGAAACAATTACTCCGGTAAATAACTTCTTGAAAAAAAGAATAGGATTTTCTTTGGTGAATTTTCTAAAGAATATTCCAAGGGGTAAAAAGTATATTCACAAGTACGAGAATGATTTGATACGGTATGTGCGTAGGCAGAGTGATTATTATGATGGAGTGATTGTAGGACACATTCATCATATGAATATTCGTGAAGTAAATGGTACAACATATATGTGTTGTGGAGACTGGACGGATACTTGTTCTGCAATTGTTGAAGAAAATGGTCTTTTTAAAATTATTAAGTATTAATTATGTCTAGAATTAAATCTAAAACAGAAGAAGCAATTGAATTGATGATAAAGGATCTTAAAACTAGAAGAGAGGAAATAAGACATCAAGCTAGTTTTAAGGGATGTAATATTGAGTTGGTGAAATTACAAAAAGAATTACTTGAATACTTGGAAAATAAAAAAAGAAGTGATGTAGTCTTGACAAATTCGTAGTTTTGATATAGAGTATAAGGACAAGTGGAGGCAATTATGAACAAAGATAAGATTAAAATCATCATTAAGAATATGGAACTTCTTGTTGAGTCACTAAAGGTAGAGGTTTATTCTGATACAAATTCATATACTTATGAAAATATTGCTCCACATATTGGAGATGTTGGTGATTACGATGAAGTATTCGAAGATGAAGAATAATGAGATATAAAGAAACTATTAGATTAATTAAGAAAGCACTTAAAAATTCTCATTTGTATTCAGAAGGGGAAATACTTTATATGAAAAAAGCATTAGATAGTGCTGTGCTTGGACTTGCTCGTAAAAAATTAAACCGAAAGAAAAAAGGATTTGGATACACAAATGAAACCGATTGTTAAACTAATTGCTATTACTCAAGGTGCTGGAGAACTTGCTGGAAAGACAGCACAAGAAGTCATTACTTATAATGCTAGAGTAAGTAATCCCGGAAATCAAAATAATTTTAATACTGCTGCTGGACTTCTACGTTTTTGTATTCGTGAAGAGCATTGGAGTATCTTTGAGCAGGCTGATTTAACTTTGGAGATTAATACTACCAGGGGAATTGCTCCTCAAATTCTACGACACAAATCATTCTTTTTTCAGGAATTTTGTTTATCTGGGGATACTGAAATATATTTTGATTTGCCCCATTCTTTAAGTTCTAATAATAGGGATTTACATAAGATGAAATTGGAGGATATTCATCGTAAATGGAATGAAAATGATTATAAAAAAAATAAAATGCAAAATATGCATATTAGAATTTATGATGAAGATACTAAAGAATTTACACACAGTACTATCAAAGAGGTATATAAGACTGGAGTAAAACCATTATTTGAAATTACCTTAGAAAATGGGAAAAAAATAAAATCAACAAAGGAACATAAATTTTATACTGAGAACGGGTTTATGTCTCTGGAAGATGCGGTAAATCTTAAAGTAAATAATAATACCGCAACTATGGGGAAGGAATCATTTTTTGCTTGTAATGGAGTTCCAGTTTATCAAAATTATGAATGGATGAAATTACAAAAAGAAAAGTCCATTGAAGAAAAAACTGGAGTTCATGGAATTGCTGATACTGCTGATGTTTCATATCACACTATAAGAAAATGGCTAAAGAGATTGAATTTACAATTCACAAAATCTGAAGTTGCATCATATACTGAAGTTTGGAATAAAGGTAGATATGGTTATTCTTGGGGAAAGCATAGTCAAGAAACAATTGAATTGATGAGATTGAAGGCAAAACAAGGAGAAGATAGTAATTTGTGGAGGGGTGGTGTAGATAGAGATTGGAGAATATATATTACTGATGAAATTTCTAAAGATAGAAAATTCTTCTTTGAGAAATATAACTATTCTTGCAATACTTGCGGAAGTTCAGAAAAACTACAACTTCATCATATTATTCCGGTTTTTGAAAATCCAAATTTGGCGTTGGATAAAGATAATATAGAAGTATTATGTAAGAAATGTCATTCTGAACATCATAAAAATTCAGGACATCATAAGATTTGGTCAAAAAATTCTAAAGGAAATACATTAAGTTTAAAATATTCCAAAGTAGTTTCAGTAAAATATATTGGGGAAGAAATGACTTATGATTTGGAAATAAATCATAAAAATCATAATTATATTGCTAATGGAATTGTAGTACATAATTCCCAAAGGTATGCAGATACAAAACTACTTACTGAAGAAATTCCTCAAGTAGAGCTTCGTCGTCAGGATGTAAAAAATCGTCAGAATTCAACTGATGATTTGGATCCAGAATTGGTGAAGGCATTCCACCAAAGAGGTAAAATGCTCTTTGCTGAATCACAGGAATTGTATGATGATATGTTAGAGTCTGGTGTTGCAAAAGAATCTGCCAGATTTTATTTGCCCATAGCAACTCCCACCAGACTCTACATGAAGGGCACTGTGCGATCCTGGATACACTATATTTCTCTTCGTGCTAAACCTGCTACCCAAAAGGAACACAGGGATATTGCAGAGGCAGCAAAGTGTATCTTCTGTTGCCAATTTCCCGATATAGCAGAAGCACTTGAATGGGAAAGAAGTTCATCTTGCCCAGATTGCAATGATGCCCCATCTATTACTTTAGAATAAATAACTCTGTAAATTATTATAAATCATGGCAATATATCCGTTAATACACAAGGAAACTGGTGAGACTAAAGTAATTGAAATGAGTGTTCATGATATTACTGAATGGTATAAAAATAATTCAGATTGGTCCCGTGATTGGTCACAAGGATCCGCAAATAATTGTGAAATTGGAGAGTGGAAGGATAAATTAATATCCAAACACCCTTCGTGGAATGCAGTATTAGATCAAGCAAGCAAAGCTCCTAAATCCAGAGTAAAGAAAATCTAATGGCAAGAAAAAGACGCTCCAACGACAATCATCCAATTGGAATTAGTAGTAATATTATTAAACAGACAAAAAGAAGAAAACCAATTGGTTCGGACTTACTTTTAGATATTGAACCATTAACTGAAAATCAAAAAAAACTTTTTGATGCATATACTAAAGGAAAGAATATCTTTGCTCTTGGGGTTCCTGGGTCAGGAAAAACTTTTTCATTATTATATAAATCTCTTCAGGATGTATTGGATGAAACTACTCCTTATGAAAAAATATACATCATTCGTTCATTAGTTCAAACCCGAGAGATTGGGTTTATGCCTGGCGGTGAAGATGATAAGAAGTCTTTATTTGAAATACCATACAAAAATATGGTGAAATACATGTTTCAGATGCCTTCTGATGCAGATTTTGATATGCTTTATGGTAATATAAAAGCACAAAATACTATTTCATTTTGGTGTACTTCTTTTATTCGTGGAATTACTCTTGATAATTGTATTATTATTGTAGATGAAATTCAAAATCTCAATGCTCATGAATGTTTTTCTGTAATTTCTAGAGTTGGTGAGAATACAAAAATTATGTTTGCTGGTGATGTAGAACAAAGTGATTTAGTTAGAATTTCTGAGAAAAATGGAATTCTAGATTTCATAAAAATTATTGATATTATGCCTTCTTTTGAAAGAGTTGAATTTGATGTTGATGATATATGTCGTTCGCAACTAGTTAAAGAATTTGTAATTGCCAAAAAATCATTGGGGATGTAAATTTGATAATGTAGTTCGTGAAAGTTATAGATATTGACGAAACTATATCAATCTGTTATAATAAAGGGAGATAGGGGAAATAATGTCTGAATTTTGTATTGAAGAACGTGCTGAAACTAAATCTAAAATAATTTTTCAGCACGTTAAATTAGATCTTTCTCCATTAGAAAGAGAAACGATTGATGGGGTAAGGTATTACACAATATTAAATGAAAAAACTTCTAAAAAGTTAGTATCTATTACTTCTGTTACTAGTCATTTCAATCGTCAAATTTTTGTTGATTGGAGACGAAAGGTTGGTAATGCAAAGGCAGATGCTATTACTAAAGCAGCAACAACAAGAGGAACCAATCTACATAGTCTTGTAGAAAACTATATTACTAATTTGGAACTACCAGAAGTTGCTGATCCTGCTCCTACATTATTTGAGACCATCAAACCAGCTCTTCATAGAATAAGTACCATTTATGGTGTTGAGACTGCTTTGTATAGTGAAGTTTTGGGTGTTGCTGGAACTTGTGATACTATTGCAGAGTTTGATGGTGAGTTGTCTATTATTGATTATAAGACTTCTGCAAAACCAAAACCAAGAGAATGGATTGAAAATTATTTCGTTCAAGCTTGTGCTTATAGTTGTATGCTATACGAAAGGACTGGATTGGAAGCAAAGAAACTAGTTATTATAATGGCTTGTGAGAATGGAGAACTGGTTGTATACGAAGAACGAGATATTAAAAAGTATATTAAACTTTTAATTGAGTATATTAAAAAATTCACAAATGATATGTTAGATCAATATTCTTGACTATATGACTAATATATCATATACTAAATATTACATTATTAAATATTATGTTAAATCCACTAGAATGTTTATTAAGTATTAATTTAACCGGTATGAATGAAGAAATCAAAGAAGAGTTAAGTAATAAGTTTTTGTGTCCTCAAAAATTTTCCCAAGATATAGAGAATATAGTAAAAGATACTAAAATCAATT